AAATAAAGACATGGTTAGTGTGGAAGATATGTTAACAAAAATTGAAGATTTACTTGATGAATTAGACGAAGTTAAAGAAGAATACAAAGATTTTAAAAGAGATGTAGAAGATAATTACAGACCAGTAAGTTATAAAGAACAGTTAGGAGAGGATTAATATGTACGGTTGGATATTTTACGATGTAGAAACAATAGACAAAAACACAGAAGAATTTATAAAATATGAAAATTACATGAACATTGAAGAAGCAGAAGAATACATTAAAAGAATGATTGATACAAAAAGTTTGGATTACAACGAAAAATTAGTTTTAGTCAAAAGACATTATGATAACAACCGTGATTTGATAGAAGAAGAAATAATAAAGGAGGTGGATTATGAAAAATAAAATTAGTGATGTCATCTTGATAGTTTGTGGGATTTGTTGTTTAAGTATAACTGTCGTTTATATAGTGTTCACAATAAATTGGTTAAAACAGCCAACTTATGATAAATATGATGTTAACCAAGATGGAGAAGTTAATATGAAAGACACAATAGCAGTTCAAAAATACATTGTTGAAAACAACCTAGATAATGCTCCTGAAGGTGGTTTTATAACAGTAACTGGCGTTAGAACGAAATAATTAAAACTTAATTAAAATATATTGTGTTTTTATTAAAAACATGATATAATTAATACAGTTAGGAGGTTAGGAAATATGGCTAAAAAAGAAGTGTTTTTACAAATTCCTGTTACACAAGAATTTAAAGACAAAATCATCGATGAAGCAAACAAAAAAGGCTTATCTTTGTCGGCTTATGTAAGAATGGTTTTATCTGAAAGGAATAAGTAAAATGACAAAGGAAGAATATCTAAAAGAATTAAATAAGGCGTTTGGAGATTTCAAGTTTTTTGAAAATGGGCATTATTACGAATACAAAGGCAAACGAGTTGGAATATCAGTCACAAGATTTATAGAACAATATTGCAACGAATTTGACGCACAAGCAGTCGCCGAAAAGGTGGCAATTAAGCAAAACAAAACAGTTCAAGAAGTGTTAGATGAATGGAATTACAAAAATAAATTTGCATGTGCCAAAGGTAGTACATGCCACGAGTTTGCACAAAGTTTGTGGAGTGGTAATAAATGGAAATGGATTGATTTTAATGACGACCACAATTACAACATGGCAGTTATTAAAATACAAAATCAAGCACATAATTTTTATGAAGATTATCAAGATCGTTTAGAACACTTGGCTGATGAGTTTGTAGTAGGTAGCCCTGAATACGATATATGTTCGGCAATTGACCACTTATTCATTAACAAATTAACTGGTGGGCTTGTGTTAGTAGATTACAAAACAAATAGTGATATTCATAAAACGGAAAAATACGCAAAAAATATGAAAGTGCCTTTATCACATTTAAAAGACTATACCTTGAATCATTACTTCATTCAGTTGTCAATTTATAGATATTTAGTCGAAAAATACACAAACTTGAAAATTGAAGAAATGTTTATTGTATATTTTAGCGAGAATATCGAAAACTACGAAATTATAGAAATACCTTATTTAAAAAATGAAGTTGAAAAAATATTAGAAAATAGGAGGGTAAAAAATATGAATAGTGTACCAGTATTATTACTAGGACAATCAGGAAGTGGAAAAAGCACATCAATGAGAAACTTTACAAAAGATGAAATAGCAGTTATCAATGTTTTAGGCAAACCATTACCATTCAAAAGTGATATAAAAGCACCTAAAATTGATGACTACGCAACAATATTAAATCAAATAAAAATGACAAAAAAGAAAACAATAGTTATAGATGACGCAAATTATTTAATCACAAACGAGTTTATGAACAAGTCGAGCGTTAAGGGCTTTGATAAGTACAACGAAATGGGGAACAATTTTTTTAATCTTATCAATGGAATTAAGAACATTGACGGAGGTAAAACTGTTTACTTAATCATGCACGAGGACACAGACGAAAACGGAAACATTAAACCAAAAACAATAGGAAAATTACTTGATGACAAAGTAAATATTCAAGGCATGTTTACAGTATGTATCAGAAGTATGTTTGACAATGGTAATTACATTTTTAGGCTTAAAACAAATGGTCAAGACTGTGTTAAAACACCTTTTGGAATGTTTGAAAACGACACAATGGAAAATGACTTAAAAGAGTTTGACAAAGTAGTTAGAGAATACTACGAATTAGATAAAGTTGAAGAAAAAGAAGAGGAGAAATAATTATGAATTTTAATTTAGATTTATGGGACACAACAGAGGCTAAGGAATTTGGAGAATACGAGGCTTTAAAACTTGGAGGACACGAAATAAAAATACTTGACGCAAGAGAACACAAAAGCGAGTTTACTGGCAATACATCTTTAAAAATATCAGTTGACATTGCTGGAAATGATGAACAAAAAGGATTCTTTCAAAAACAATTTGATAATAACACAAATGCCGATAAAAAGTGGAGTAATGGTGCTTGTAAATATTTATCTTTAAAAGACAACCAATTAGCATACTTAAAAGGTTTTATTACAGCACTTGAAAAGTCAAATCCTAACTTTAAATTTAATACAAAGGGAGAATGGAAACAACTTGAAGGATTAAAACTTGCTGGCGTATTTGGATTAGAAGAATACGAAAAACAAGACGGAACAATCGGAACAACTACAAAATTAATTCAATTCAGGAGTTTAGACAAATTAAAAGATATTAAAATACCAAAGGTTAAATTGCTTGACGGTTCGACTGTCGAATATGAAAATTACAAACCAAGCAATAACAACAACAATACTGACCCATTTGCACAGTACAATGATGTTGTGGAAATTACTGAAAATATGTTAGATTAAGCAACTAAAAAAGTTGCTTTTTTTATTATTTTATGTTTGACTTTTAAAGTTAATTATAGTATAATTAAGTAAAAGGTAGGAGGTGTAAGAGTGTTAAGAGTAAGCGATGTAATGGAAAGATTAAAAGTGAGTAAAGCAACAGTTTATAATTGGATTAAACGAGGGTTGCCTATCATAAAAGTTGGAAAGTTAACTTTTATTGAAGAAGAAGAATTAAACAAGTTCATAAAGAAAGGAGAATAGAAAGGTGGCATACAAGAAGAAAGAAAAAATTTCATTGTTGCTATATTATGACTACATAGACCAATTCGAAATGTTAAATGATAATCAATTTAGGCAATTAATATATGCAATGATTGAATTTGACAAAAACGAAAAAGAACCAGAACTTGATAACATTACAAAAATGGCGTTTGTACCAATAAAACGTAGGTTAAAACAAGATAAAGAAAAATGGAAAGTTACTTGTAAAACCAACAGTGAAAGTGCTAAAAAAAGATGGGACAAAGAGTATGCAAACGCATGCGACGGCATGCAAACGGTAGCGAAGTATGCCGATATAGAAAAAGAAATAGATATAGAAAAAGAAAAAGAAATAGATATAGAGAGGGAGAATAATAATATATCCACTCCCACGCTTTCTTCCATTGTCTCTTTTGGAGCAGGTTTAGGAATTGATGAGGAATATTGTAAAAAGTTTTTTAATCATTATGAGGCGATAGGCTGGGTAAATGGCACAGGGCAAAATATTAAAAATTGGAAATTAGTTTTTGAAAATTGGATTAAGAAAGATAAAAAGGTTAACAAAGAAGAAGAATATGTTGACGAGGCTGGATTCCATTATAAGAATGGCAGGAGGGTTTTATGATGCTAAAAGTATGTGATGAAAACAGAGAAAGAATTGAACGTGAATTTTTGGCATTGGTATTAAATAAAAACGAAGTTATTGATTTGTTGCAAATAAAACCAAAGGCTTTGCATAACAAAGACAACCAAAAACTTTTAGAATATGCGATAGAGTGCTATAAAACAAATAAAGTCGTTACGCCGACAGAAATTGTAAAATTGCACTCAAACTTTGATGTGGAATATTTTACAGATATTATATCAAACGAATTATGGTATCCTAATTCCTGGAAAGAACAATTAGACCTAGCACAAGAAAGTATTTTAAAATATTACAAAGAAGATGTTATAAAAACTTTAAATGAAAGATTAAAACAAGGTATAATAACCTATGATTATTTCATGGAAAGTATGAAAAACATCGATAACATACAACTTATGGAAAATGTTGTTGAATTAAAAAAAGAAGAAATTTTAAATAGTATTAACGAAGAAAAAGCAAGAATTAATTTAAACCACTTTGAAAAATTAAACAACACTTTAAAATTAGTACAAGGCGACTTTTTAATTATAGGTGCGACAACCGGTGCTGGTAAATCTGGACTTATGATTAATTTAATGGCAGATTTAATGACAGGGTATCAATGCATTTACTTCAATATGGAAATGAGCAAAAGCACAATTTATAAAAGAATTGTGTCAGTCAACGCAAACATTAAAGTTAATGATGTGGAACACCCACAAACAGAATACCAAAAGGAATTGATAGAACAAACACTTGATAAAATTGAACAAGCAAAATTGATTATCGAACATAAAGCAAGTGATATGACTATGATTAAGTCAACAATCGCAAAAATGAAAGATAAAAATAGGCATACAATAATTTTTATAGACCACTTAGGACTGGTTAAAATAGACGGCATGAAGAGTTTATATGAACAAGCGACGGAGGTTGCAAAACAACTAAGACAAATTTGTTTGGAATATGATTGTACAATTATTAGTGCTAGTCAATTGAACCGTGGTGCTTATTCAAGCGACGAAATAACTTTGTCAATGTTAAAAGATTCAGGAGAATTAGAAAATAGTGCGAGTAAGGTTATGTTGCTTTATAAATCACGTGAGGCTAAAAAAGAAGACTTGATGCAAGATATGATTTTTGATGTTGCTAAAAACAGAGACGGTTATACTGGAACTATTGAGGCAGTTTATGACAAAGAAAAACAAATCTTTACTGAAAGAAAATAAAAATTAGTAAACAATATTGAAATTTTATTGACTTTTTAATGAATATTTATTATAATGTATTCAGAAAGGTTAGAGGTGTGGTTATGATTTATTTGAAATTATATGATATTACAACTGGGAAAACATTTACAAAATATTTCGATTGTGAATTTGACAAACAAAAATTCAAAAGAAAACTAAAATTTAGCAAAAAAATATTTATTCGTGGCGAAAGTATATAAATATGCCTTTAAATTTGATTTTAACGGGGTATATTTAAACAAAAATATAAAATTGGTATAATTGGACTGATTTTGTAAAAAGTTGCTAAAAACGGCTTTAAAATGTAAAATAGAAAGGGTGCAGGAAAATGAAAAATTTGAATCAGATGATTAACGACGCTTGTATGAAATCAAAAGCAATGAGAAGAACAAGTTGGGAATTAGGTTATGATGACGCAGTGGCTTTAAGAAAACAACAAGACGAGGTGTACAAAAAATGGCTATTTTTAAAAAATATGAAAAAAGCGATAGAAAAAACAGAAAAAGAGAGGTAAATATGAAAACAAGGTATTTTAAAACAAATCAAGAATATTTTAATTTTATAAACAAATACAAAAACAGATTAACAAAGTGTGTTGTAAGTATTAAGCCAAACAAAATAAAAGTACAATACGAGGTGTGATATGATTAAAGAAGACGCTCACGAGGTTATGACACAATTAGATTTAAGACGTGAAAATTCTAAACTTAAATTAGAAATTAAAAGACGTGATAAATTAATTCAAAGATTGAAAGAAAAGATTAAAAAGTTAGAAAGGAAGATAATATGAAAGTAGGAGATTATGTAAGAACTAAAGATGGGATTATAGGCAAAATAGAAAGCAAAAATTTAATAGGATATAACGATTGGATAATAGATACTTTATATCATAACGATGATGAAATTATAAATGATTGGACTTGTGGTATAAAAGAATATAATGTTATCAAATCAAGTCCAAACATAATAGATTTAATAGAAGTTGGAGATTATGTTAATGGAATTAAAGTGCAAGATGTTATTGGTTGCTTATTGGCGTTCGATGGTGGACAAGATGGAGAGTGGTATATCGAAACTGAAGAAGATATTAAATCAATAGTAACTCATGAACAATTTGAAAGAATGCAATATAAGGTAGGTGAATAGTATGAATAGGAAAGATTTAGGACAATATTTTATCAAAAATGGAGAATTATATGAAGCAATAGCTTATATAGAAAATCCAGCAATAGAGTTGAAAAACATAAAAACAGGTCAAAAAGAAGTAGTTGTAATAGGCAGTATGGTATCACACAAATATAGTAAATTGTTTTCTATACCTTGTGAAGTAGGTGCTTACAATTTAGATAAAGCAACACCAGTTGAAAATATTAATTTAGAAAGTGAAGTGAATTAGAACATGATACCGATAGCAGCAATTAATGCAGCAGTATATGGACATAGACATAGAAACTTATCAAAAGTAAATTACGACATAAATATAAATGAAGTTCGAGAATTATATAAAAAAAGAAATTTAATATTAGAATATCTAGAAAAGAAATTCAAAGTAAATAAAATAGAATTTGATGAAGAACCAACACAATTTACTATTTATAGATTAAGATTTGGAAACTATTATGGAATAGGAATAAGAATATCAAATGAAATGATAGTAAATGCTGATATAGAATGGTTATATAACTATTGTTATGATTTAGTTTTTAGTGAATTAATGAAGAATACTAAAGAAAAATATGTTAATTTAGAAAGTCAGGTGTAAATAGATTATGTTAAAAATAAAAATATTTGATGAAGAATCAGAAAAATCTCTAGAAGAAGAAATAAATAAATTAATAATTGATTTAGACAGCCAAGATAAAGAAATTAAAGATATTAAATATCAAGCAAATTGTTCTATTCAAGATGATGAACAAGTATATATTTATTCTGCATTAGTTATGTATGACGACAAACTTATTGAAGAATATAATCCCAAAATATATGAATTAGTAGAAAAGGTGGATTAAATATGAGTGAAACATTATATGTAATATTAATGGATTACGCAATGCCAATATTTGTTATGGTTTTAATGGTATTAGTTGTAATAATGATAATTCAAGAAATAAGAATGTGGTGGTGATTCAAATGAACGTTAATTTTGAAGCAATAGAAAAAGCATGGGGTAAACCAAAGAAAGATAAACCAAGTGAAATAAAAATATTAGATGAATTAGAAAAAGAATTAAAAAATACTATTAAAGAACATGAAATAGAAGATACTTATTTTGATTCTGATGTTAATAGAAAAGGTTATATTTTAAGTATAATAGCATATTTACAAACAATATTAGATACATTGATTGGAAGTGATGAATAAATGTTTACTTATGAATTTATTAAAAATTTATTAAAAAGTAAGAAAATAATAGGAATTTTATTGATACCAATTTTAATTATTGTAGATATTATAAGTTTATGGATACAAATTCCATTATTAATTGTATTTTTAATTGATTATTGTACTAATGGAAAAATGTTTGGAAGTGATGAAAAGTGAAAACAGATTTAGAATTATTAAAGGAATATTTACAATCTGAAATTGATTGTAGCAATCATAAATTATTTATATTTGATGAAAATAATAATGCAGCAGAACTTAAAACTATTGATGGATTTAATGCAATAACAGACTTAGAACAAGAAATAGAACGATTAAATAATATTATAAATATGGCAATAACAGCAATAAATACATATCAAGATAGTAAAACGCTTTCAATAGGATATGAAAATTTGAAGAGAATAAGAGGTATATTAAGAGGGAATGATTTTGATATACAAAGGTTTGAAGAATATTTAAAAGAATTAAAAGAGAATGGTAATAATGAATGAATTAGAAGAAATAATGAATGGTAAACACGAAATAAAACATTTAAGAATAGACAACGATACATTGACATTTAATACTGAATTAAATAATTATGATTGGAATTTAACTGCCAGAGATATTGAAATGATTATTTATACATTTCAAAAAGATAAAAATCAATTACAAAACCTTATAGACAAAACAACAAACTACTACTTAAAAACACTTGCTAAAAATAAATCAATGCCAGATGAGGCTGTTGAGATGTTTAATTTATTGGAGGGGAATAAATGAAAGAAAAACTTTTAAAAATTATAAATAATTATGGAACAAGAAATCAATTAAAGTACCTATACACTGAATTGTATGAATTTACAGAAGCAATAATTGAATATGAAGAAGATGAAAACGGAAATATAAAAACACAACTCAATCACATACAAGAAGAATTTGCCGATTTAATGGTTATGTTAGAACAATTTAAAGCATATTATAATTTAAGCAATGAAGACATAATGGAAACTATGAAATATAAAATCGAACGACAGTTAAAAAGGATTGAAGAAGAAAATAAAAGATAATTTAGGAGGGGTAAGATGAACATTATTATCTGCGATACAAGGGAAAAAGGTAACAAAAAAATATTAGAATATTTTGACAAAGTAGGGCAAGATTACATAATATCAAAATTAGACGCAGGGGATTATATGTTATTTAAAGATTACAACACGATTATAGATAAGAAAGACGGGCTACTTGAACTATCACACAACTTATGTAATTCCCTCGAACATTCTCGTATTAAACGTGAAATAGAACGGGCAAAAAATTTAGGGTGTAAGAACTTTATATTTTTAATCCAAGACAGCAAAATCAAAACAGTCGAAGATATTAAAAATTGGAGTTCATCACATACACGCGTCAAAGGTTCAACCCTTTTAAAAATAATGTGTACTATGCGTGAACGATATGGAGTTAGATTTATTATATGTAGTAAAAAAGATATGGGGAGGAAAATTATTGAATTATTAGGAGGTAAAAATGAATAAATTAAGGGTTTTAGAATTATTTGGTGGAATTGGTGCTTGTAGTAAAGCATTGGAAAAATTAGGAATTAATTATGAAATATCAGATTATGTAGAAATAGATAAATATGCAATTAAATCATTTAATGCAATACATAATACAAACTTTGAACCACAAGATATTAGTGAGTGGGACAAAGACATAGACGTTGATTTAATCATGCACGGTAGCCCATGCCAAGATTTTTCCGTAGCAGGTAAAGGCGCCGGAGGTGATGAGGGTTCTGGAACAAGAAGTAGTCTAATGTATGAAACATTAAGAATCGTTGGAAAATTAAAACCAAAATATGTTATATGGGAGAATGTTAAAAACTTATTGAGTAAAAAACACAGACATAACTTTGACGCCTATTTAAGAGAGATGGAGAAATTAGGTTATAGAAATTATTATCGAGTGTTAAATGCAAAAGATTATGGTATACCACAAAATAGAGAAAGAGTATTTACAATCAGTGTGTTAGAGAGTGTTGATGAGTTTGAGTTTCCCGTTGGTAAAGAATTAAAATTAAAACTTAAAGATATGTTAGAAGATAATGTTGATGAGAAATATTTTTTAAACGATACACAAATCGAACGAATATCTAAATCAACATATAACGTAAGTAAAACTAGAATACAAGAAAAAGATTATT